ACGGCAGCTGTTAGTGATGCTTTCTTTCCTCTAGGCATTAGCTAAACAATTCATCAAATTTATCAACTTTGCTTTCTTTTTGGGGAGCCTTCACTGCATAATTATTTTGAGACCCCCCTTTATCAAAAGGGAGATCGTCTGAGGTCTCTCCAGTTGTTTCATCCTCAGGGGAAAGGAATGATTGAAGATTATTTTTCATATCTTCGAATGAATGACGCTTAAACACTTCCATTGGGTTTGCTTGATCATCTAACCACTTTTGGATTTGATCAGCTTCACCAAGTGGTGTTTGCTTTGTCTTAACACGAACTGATGACTTATTGTAAGCAGTTCCTGTTACATCAGGACCTACAGTATCAACTGTAATGTCTCGGCCTTGGTGAATATCAGTATAATCTCCGATATCATCATCATCAGCAAGTGATAGGAATTCTAGATAAGTATTCTTACCAAACTGCCACAACTTAACACCTTGCTCTTCTTCCCCACGAACTACAACGGGAACGAAGATACGCATTTTAGGATCAAGCTTCTTAGCCAAACGCCAATTTTCCTTATCGCTTGTTGTACGAAGTTGCTTCGCAAACTCTACGATTGGATCTTTTTCACCAAAATTAATAGGTGAAATCATTGTGCGTTCACCAATTCCGTAGTGAAAATACACTTCCGTAAAAGGATTAGACTTATTAAACTTGTTGGGAACAATCCTGATGGTTTGTTTACCAATACTTGGTTTCCAAAACAAACTAGTGTTGTTTTGACCTCCTCCCTTGTTTGTTTGCTGCAGGGAGTTCAGCTTACTGCGAATTGCATTTAAATCCATAATATAACTAATTTTTAAAATGTAACTTTCCCTAAATATACGAACGTAAATTCAGGACACCAAATTAAAGTTCAATAATCTGGTGAATTTTTGTTTTTAACTGTTTCAATTCATTGTGCTGAGTAAGGAGAATGGTATTACGATAATGTTGCCAGTTAACTCTATATCGTATATCAACAACTCCTCCATTCAACATTTTTATTAGCTCATTTAGAGCATTTATTGTGTAAAGGGTATTAGATTCCTTTTTTCGATGTACTAAAATTGTATTGGGTAAAATCTCCTCTATGCTGCTCGGCTCCACGTTATATGTACAAACAAATTCATCATTACTTTTTATATGTAAGACAAATATTTTTTTATATAGTATATCGTAGCTAGATTTTACCTCTACCAGCGTTTTCTCCAATTCATCCTGGGTAGTAAAGGTGCAAAATAACTTGTTTTTCATGGTTATTGTTTGCCATAAATATTACACCTTTCCCAAAGCATTATAATTACTACCCGCTTCTACTTTTACATTAAAATTATACTCCTTAAATACGTCTAAGATCGACTTAATTAGGTCTTTTTCTGATTTATCTACGTCTAAAAGAAACGAATCATAAGTATAGTGTATAATTCTAGTTTTACTATGTTTTAACAACTTAATAATTTTCTCTAAAATAAGTACATTATAATACGTTTCCGTATTTTGAAGTATATAATTAAACAGTTTCTGTTTTTTCATATCCGTTTTAAAGACATATCCAGACTTACAGACAACTTCTTCTTTCCTACTTATATCATCTATATATTTCTCAACTCGTTTAAAGAATTCCAGTTCTTTATACTCTTTAAATACTCCTCCATATAGTTGTTTAAACGTCAGTTCTTTAGCTTTCTTATAATCTACTCCGTACATATCAGCAAACGCTTGGTGTATGTCCTCGTGTTCGAATTCATAATCTACTAATTGTGCCGCTAGTGTAGGGTGGTAAGCGCTAATATCAATCTCTAGTAAAAAGTCATTATCGGGGATAAATACTTCCCTACAACCCGATTTTTTATCTAAAGCAGCATAATTAATTCCCCCAAATGAGTTCGAAGGTCTCGTAGTTGTCGTTTTTAGATTAAACTGCGAGTAAGTCCAATCACGTTCTACACCAAAATACTCCTCAAATAACTTAGGATCTACCTTTAATCCCTCTTGTTCAATCCAATAAAACACATTCGTAGCCTTACTATTGTAAAACTCAAAATGTTGTGGTTTTTCCATAGTAAACACATGTTTAACCGCGTTATATAACGTTTCACAGCGTTCATAATGCTTTACTATGGGTATGATGCTACCTATATTGGCTATTTGGGGGTATTTGCGATAGAAAAAATCATGACACGCAAACGAATCTGGGATATCCGTAGGAGATATGAAATGAATGTCGCTAAGCTGCTTTAAAGGTACTATATGTAAAAATTCCTTCTTGTCTGTTACAAATATTTCTTCAAATTCTCCTATTAGCTTATATACTTCTCCTAGGTCACATGGGGTTGCTTCGCTATGGTCTATATTAATAATAAATCCTTTTCTATGATTGATTTCTCTAATGTAGAATCCTACTATACCCCTTAAAAAAGGATGTTGGTTATCATTAGAAAAAAGAGGTTCAATGAATACTTTCTTGAACTTCTTTTCTCTAAACTCTTGTAGTTGTTTATTATTTTCTATTAGCCAGAACACTCTTACAATATACGATTAATTCCTTCAATTACCAAATCAGGAGTAATGGTTTCTATTTTATACCAATCTTCCATTGATTCTATTTTTTGGAATGGGTACCAATTCCAATTTGATACATCCATTCTATGAGAACTAAAATAGCCAGAAGGGGGAGTATCATTATATATTCTAATAGTATTAGATTTAAATTCACAATGATCAGGGTGAGTAAATGAGGAAATTAAAATTGTAGGGATACTTAAAGCCCAAGCTATCCAGGAAAGCCCAGAACTGATGCCAATGTGAAATTCAGCTCCATTTATTATGGACATTACTTCATCTAAAGGTTTATTATGGAAGTGGTAATCACATTGAGGAGAACGATTCATAAAATTAGCGATTCCAAAATTTCTATGTTGGTCTACTGCTACTACTTTGTAACCTTTATTTTGTAAATAACTTACAACTTGCTCCCAACCCTTAGGGTAATTCCAATATTTACATTGAGACGTAGATTGGATAGCAATAGTTACATATTTTTCTTTTATAGAAGAAGGGTTAAGAGATTTAAATTTTGGAATGATTTCTTTATATTCTAATCCTAAAATATCAGAAGAAGTTTTTTGAAGTGGTTGGGTTTTAGTATCAATAGAATGATAATTAGGATCTAAACAACATGTCTTATAAAACCAGCCAATTTTATAAAAAACAGTATAAGATGATGGAGTGCCAGGGTTTATAAATTTAATATTAGGATATTTAGATTTAAACCAATCATTATGAAAAGTAGAACATATTATTTCACATTCATGTTTTTTTCTAAATTCTTCTACATAAGGAAACCAGGCAATAGTATCACCAATAGATTTGCTTTCAAAAGCTATATAGACTTTTTGATCTTTTAAATTTAAAACATGATTAAATTCTTTTTTTCCATTTACCCATATCTCAATTCTCCATTTTATAAAAGACTTATAATTAGGAGCAGTCCACATATTATTTGTTATAACATCCTCATGAATTAATTCATTAGTAATGTCATTATAAAATTTTATATGATATTCTTTACTTAAAAGACCTTTAATTTCACATTTAGCCCCATCTGTAAAACTAATGATAATATCATTTTGGTTTTTAGGTTTGAATTCTTTTAGGGTATTTAACCCAATTTCTGCTACTTTGTCCCAATTAAAATCTCTGTGAATAAATTTAGCTTCTTCTACAGCACGTTTTTTATGGTCTGTGTAATTTTCGAATGCATCTCTCATTACACGAGCTAAATCTTTATAATCAGGTTCATAGTAATTTCCTACTGAGGAATTAAAATGGTTATAATCAGCATCCATTACAGGTTTTTCACCTAATATTTTTACGGGGAGGCCTTTTCCTTTAGCAAATTCCATTTGACCACTGCATGCTGAATAGATTGAAGGGGTACCGCATGCCATAGCTTCAATTAGTGGTAGATTCCATCCTTCACTTCTAGCACAAGATAAAAATACATGACCATTTTTTAAATAAGTAATGTAATCTTCTCTTGATGGAAAATGTTTAATTTTTATTCTTTCATCAATAAGCCCATAATGCTCTAAACGTTTTTCAGTAGTACCATGAGAATCTCCTGAGTAAGGGTTATCAACTGATATGATTAGATCTATGGGCTCTGATGGGTCAAATTCTTTAAGGAATGTTTCTATAATTTCTTTAGTGGATTTTCTATAGTCCCACCTCCCAAATAAAATAAATTTGAATCTACCATCTACATAATCTAAAGTAGTTTGAGGATCTTCAGGATAAAAGGTATTAATATCTACACCTTCAGGTACTACTTTAACAGTATCAGGATGAGCACCTTGTTTTATAGTACAATCTGCTTGCCATTTTGAAGGAACCCATATTTGATCAAATTCTAATAATTTATTAAAAAAATGAGGTGGTTGAAGGGTAGATTCCCAAACATTATAGGCAATTTTGGGTTTATCGTAAGAATCATAAAAATAGTAATGGTCAGTTTCCATTAAAACTAAATCAACATCCTGTTCAAATTCGTTTTTATAATTGGTATAAATTGGGAATTCGTTTCTAGTACCTTCTCCCGTATTTAGAGTTTGTTCTACTAATAATTTTTTATCTAAACCATCAAGGTAAGACTCACCATTATGGGGTTCATCATTATTACCTTTCCAACTTTTTCCTATCGTATAATTGCGAACCTTTAAATCTACTTTTTTAGATAATTTTCTAAAAAAATCTCGAGAATGGTGATTATATCCTGTTGTTCCTATATAAGGACAGTGAGCTTTTATTTTAGGTAAAGACATAACATTAATATAATAACTTTAATTTAAAAAAACAAGTTTAAGTTACTCCATTTAAAGAAGCTACATTACTAAAAGAGGTTCCACCCCATTGACCTATATTAGCTACTAATATTTTATTAAC